TGTACCAAGATGTTAAACCAATAGCATCTCGCCAAGATGCAATAGTAGCAGAATCACTTCTTGTATATAAACCTGCAAGAGCATAGTTTCCACCACTATCATCACTAGAATTAGTTCTCATTCTGCATCTCATACTTACAGTTGAACTAGCACTTGATTGATTTATTATTAAACGATAATTTTTATATGTTGAATTAAACACACCATTTAAAGAAACACTTGTTGCACCACTATAACTTATTGTGCCTTTACCATTATCCGTACCATTCACAACCGAAGAAGGTTTCATTAAAACTAAACCGAAACCACCGTTTGCTAAATCTCTAGCCTTAGTCATTATGCTCCTTTAATTCTTGTAACCGTAAACACGGATAGTACCAGTAAAAGTTCCACTGCCAGTATAAATAGTTAAACCATCATAAGAAGTTGCAACGCTATGTGAAAATCCACCAGCACGACCAACCCAACCACCTACAGAGTTTCTACCAAAAGAATTTAACATACCAACTGACCACATAGATAAAAATGGTCTTTCTAAATCAAAAGAATATCCACCACCATAAGCAGAAGAACTATGAGTAACTGTAACATCTATAGAAGTTGCACCTGAATCATATCTATTTGTAGTTCCAGCACTATTAGATTCAGATAAAGTTCTATTATAATTTCCAGAAGTATCATCAACACCTGCTGCTCTTAATCTAAAATAAATTGTGTCATTTGCAGAACTGCTTGTTATTGTTCCTAAAATTCTATAGTTGTCATATGTTGAACTAAAACATCCATTAAGACTTACGCTAGATTGTGAAGTAAAACTTACAGCACCAGTAGAAGAAATAGTTGCACCACTAGAAACAGAAGTAGGAACAATTAATCTCATACCCATATAGTCTGCTAACAACCCATCAACCTGTGACTGTGTGTAAGTATTAGCAACAGTGAAAGCAATAAAAGAAAACACTTCCAACACATCACTTGCAACAAGAGCAGGACTCAAACCAGTAATACTTGTACCATTAGTTGCTGTATAATCCTGACCCCTAACAAGGGTAGAACCATTCAAAACCACCAGTTCAGCACCAGCAGTATAAGCCAAAACAGCACCATTAGCGTCAGCACCAGAAATAGTAGTCTCGCCACCAGAAGCCACGAAACGGAAACGTTGGAACTGTTGTGAACCTGAGGTCACATCAGCGTCAGAATCAACCCAAATATCGCCTGTGGAAGGGCTTGTAGGGGCACTTGCTTGGTATTTGATTGGGGATGCTGGAATGGTTGGTCCTGTTTCTTGCCAGGCTGTTCCGTTCCAAACGTATATTGGTACTGCTGCCATTAGATATCACCTTCTGGTTTATTAGGGAAAACAATCTCTTCAGCGTCATCTGATTGAGTTGGTAAATCTCTCAACGCTTGACGATATTCAGCCCAAGCCGTTTTATCAACAACAGAATCTTCTAACTGTGTCCAATCAGATTCTTGTAACAATTTATTTCTCAACGACCTAACTAAATGTATTTTATGTTCTTCTTGTATTTCTAAATTATCCCAGTTAATCATAACTCTTTATTCACCGTCCAGTTGTAATCGTATGGAGTATTAGCACTTAAAGAACCAAAATCATAAAGAGAAACAACTCTAGTATTTGCAGCAATTGCATTACCGTCAGCAACAAAAGTATTAGTACCATTAGTGTTTGTATTTCTAACTTGATTTACCGTTCCACTATTAGCGTTTTGAATAACAACATCGGAAGCAGCAATTGTGTCTCTTTTTGGTTCTAAACATCTAACCATAATGTATCCGTCAGCACTAAATGAAACTGTTTGTTCACTGTTTACCCTAGTGGAATTGACATTAGAATACCAAGATGCTTCAAAATATCTTTGACATTGTCTTAAATCTTGTGCAAAAGGTTTGAACTCAAAAGGTGTAGCAGTATCACCAACCTCAAGTTGAACACCAGTGATTTGCCAGTAGTTGTTAGTTGCTGATGCAAGGTTAACTTGACCAACAAAACGATTAGCAGCAGTATTAGCAGCCCAAGTTTGCTGTAAAGTTCCAGAAGTATAATTACTTCCAGCACCTAAACCAAAAGATAAAGATAAACTTAAAGCATTATCGTTATCAAAAGCACCAGTAGTATCAGCAGGGAAAGTAATAGTTTTATATTCCCAAGTTCCTGAAGCATTAATAGTATAAGATTTTGAAACTTCTCTAGAGTTATCTACGTCTGCAATGTTAACAACATAAGTACCAGTAACGTTTGCTTTAACCCAAAAAGAAATAGTTAATTGCTCAGCAGCAGCAGTACCTTTTTTAATGTGTTGAATATTTTGACCTTCAATATTTTGCTGAATACTAATTTCATCCCCAGCAGCAGGAGAAGCATCTGCAGTAGTACAAAGCATCTTTAAAGATTTGCGAAAACCTGAACCTGTTGGTGCATCGTTTTCTACAGATTGAGTCCAAGTACCTTGAGTTGCTATTGCTACACGGTATCTATCTGCTGTGTTATATCCACTTGTAGTAATAGAAGCAACAGATGTACCACGTTGGGCAATCTGCATAGCACCATTAATAACAAGATTCCTATAAGGGAACTGGTTTGATGCTTTAGTCTGATAACCTGAAAGGTTAGTAACCTCAGAAGCCAACGGAACCCAGTCGGTTCCAGAATACACGTACGCTTGTTTAGCCATTTAATATCGCCTCAATTTCTGTTTCTGTTAACCCTGATGCTTGACCTAACTTGGTGATTGCGTTAATGCGTGCTTGCTTCTTAGCCTCATACTTGGTTTTGAGTAGTGCATTTGCATCTGCTATTAATTTTTTATCTGCAATAAACGCTTCTTTATCAACACCAGTTAATTCAATGCGTTCATCATCTATTTGAATAAATAATTTATTTTGCGTAGCCATATACGCTCACATCTCCAGTCATAGTTCCAGTTGTTGGAAAAAATGTAAAACCTGTGTAAGAAGTGGCTAAGTCGTGAAAACAACCACCTTGAAAAGTTCTAGCCTGACCAGTGCTAGTTCCTCTACTAAAACTCATTTGCCCATTTAATGATGTAGTAGCAGCCAAAAATGGTCCACTAACATCTAAAATAATGCAATTTGTAGACCTTGCTAATTCACCAAATGTTAAAGCCGTTGCGTTTTCACCGACTGTTGGGGCTTGATAAGTAGCAGAATTAAAAGCAATAAACATAAATCCAAACCAGTATTCACTTCCACTTGCATCTGCACCACCTACACGAAATCTAAAATTAAATGCTTCATCGGCTGTACCTGTACCTGTAATAACAATTCTATAATTTCTATAAGTTGCACTAAAAACATCATTAATAGATTGACTTGCAACTGCTGAAAAACTGGTGGTGTTTAATAAAACCAAACCAGAACTTAAACTATTACGTAAATCAGAACCACTAGCCGTTTTAATAGCCATTACGCAATCTCCGCTCCGAAGATATTAACAGACAAGTTTGCTGTAGAAGCATAAACAGTAACAACATCTGCTGCACCTAAAGTCACACCAATAGTCCAAGTAACAGAATCGTTAGAACCAATAGGTGCATCGTAGGCAATATATTCTTCGTTAGATAAGGCTGAACCAGCCACACGAATTGCTATACGATACGTTGCTGCAGTAGTGCTACGGTTACACACTGTGATAGTAGAAACAGTTGCTTGCTTTCCTGACCCAACAGTATAAACATCTGTGTTGGTTGTTGCTGATGGTGCTGATTGACCTAGCACCTTATATGTGATTGCCATTGTTTTTCCTTATGCTCCCATCATCACGAACGGATGAATCGCTTCTGAGTAAATATCTGTCTTTTGAACAAAATCGTTAGTATTTAATTGTGATGCTGTTGCATCAGAATCAACCCACAACTCACCAACAGCAGTAGCAGTTGGGGCTGAAGGTTGATAATAAGTTGCTGAACCACTAGAAACAGTATCCCAAGAAGAAGTTGTACCATCAGTGGTTAAATACTTACCAGACTGACCTGATTGGCTTGGAACCAACAAAGTAGTATCAGAAGTTTTAACCAAAGTTGCTGAACTTGGAATAGTAGTTCCGTTAATAGATGTTGCTGTGGCAACACCAATGTTAGGTGTGGTAAGAGTTGGGCTGTCTTGTACAACAAATGTTGAACCAGTACCAGTTTGTGAAGCAATAGAAGTTGCAGCACCAACAGAGGTAATAACACCAGTTAGATTACTTGGTGCAATTGCTGCAGTATCAACATAACCTTTAGTAGCAGCATCTGCTGAGTTAGTTGGTGTACCAAGACCAGTAATCTTATTAGTACCCATAGCAAGGGCACCAGACATAGTAGAACCAGACTTCAAAACAACTGTGTCAGAGAAGTTTGCTGTATCAGCAATCGCTGCAGCAATCTCATTCAAAGTATCCAAAGTACCAGGGGCACCATCAATAAGATTACTGATAGAAGTATCAACATATGCTTTAGTAGAAGCATCAGTATTAGATGTTGGTGTAGCAAGGTTAGTAATCTTTTGTGAGTTCATTGAGAATGAACCAGTAGGTGCTGCTAAATCAGTAACCTTAGAAGTACGAACCTGTGTATCAAAATCAGAAACAGTTGATGCTAGTTGTGTACCAGTGTGGTTAGCACGAGCAAGAGGGTCAGTTGCTAACTTGCCATTGGCAATAGAACCAGCCAACATTGTGTTAGTAACAGTACCAGTATCTGCAGCAGTAATCGCTGTACCAGAAATCTTAGTCTTATCAATTGCAGCAGAAGCATTAATGTCAGCGTTAACAATAACACCAGTAGCAATACTTGTGTTTAATGTGACGTTACCTGAACCGTTAAAGGAAACAACACCAGCCTCAACATCACCAGTGATTTGAAAATCTCTACCAGTAGCAAGAGTAGTTGCAGTAGAAGCATTACCAGTAACGTTACCTGTTAAAGAAGCAGTAATAGTAGAAGCACTAAAGTTACCTGAAGAATCACGAGAAACAATTGCTGAACCAGAGTTACTTGAAGTAGCAGTAGTAGCAGAGTTCTGAACCTTACCTGCTGTAGAAATAGTTCCAAGTTTAGTATCAGCGATAGCAGCAGAAGCAGAAATATTAGCATTAGCAATATCACTAATAGTATTACTTGCAGCACTAATAGTTTTATTAGTTAAAGTTTGAGTGTTAGTTGTACCAACCACAGCACCAGTAGCACCGTGACCAGTTGTAGATTCAATGTGGGCTGCAGCATTACGCATATCCTCACCGATAGCCATATGGCGAACCTTGGCACCAGAAGTATGAGTCT